CCTGTTCCCGTTCCAGACCAGCTTGAGGATCGTGTCCTGGTCCGAGAAAACGTAGCTCGTGCAGTTCGGCGTGATCCCTACGCCGTTCGTGGATGTCCCGGTGATCTTCATGACCCGGATCACGCCGTCCGCGAAGTATCCGTTCTCCTTGCCCGTCGTCGTATCGGACATCATCCGGCCGCCGTCCATCTGGAGGAAGCCGACGTAGGCCGTGTTGTTGTGGCCTAGCTCGATCGTCTGCAGCGCGCCGAGCGCGACCCCGGAGGTGTCGATGTAGACGTAAGATTCGTGGGACAGCGTGTCCGTGAACACGAGCCCTGGCATCATGCCGCGGAGTGGCTTCGACCGATCTCCGAAGAGAGCGGCCGGCTGGTACTTCGATTGGGCATAGGCCGCCGCTGCAACGGCCATCAGCACACAACCTGCAACCACTCCGCGTCGGGTCATGGCGCCACCGCACCCCACAATTTCAGGATCCGAACTACGTCAAGCCCGGCCCCTTCCTCCTGGACCGCGAAGCCCACCATCACCGGCTCGGTGTCGGCCGCGAGTACGGCCGAGACATCGAGGGAGCCCGTGTCGCCGTTGATGTAGTATTGGACGGAATCCCGACCGAAGATATGGAAGGCGACTTCGAACGTCGCGGCAGTCCCGGCCGCATCATCCGCAATCGGAGTTGTTAGCTCGACTGCGGTCCGGGTGGAGTCCGCGTCCTTCCGGCATTCCACCCAGAGCGTCTCCGCCGGTGACGTGCCCCCACCCAGGAGGTTGAAGAACAGGCCGTGGATCGAATCGTTGATCCGGCCCGTTCCATCTTCCCAGGGCGAAGCCTTCTTCGCTCCGAATGGCGTGGTCCCGCCCCAGAGACCCGCGACGATATGGTCGCCGTCCACGTCCACGAGTCCGAACTTGCCGTAGAACCATGTGTCCAGAGCATCGTCGATGAACCAGATCGGGCACGAGATGATGACGCCCTCGGCGTTGTCCTCTCCACAGTAGGTGATGGCCTGGAACGGGAGAGCGGTGCCGCCGATGTCCCACGAGAACCCGTCGAGCGTCGTCGCCGACGTGTCGGTGCCCCCGAAGGTGTAATAGACGCAGTTATCCCCGTCGTCGTCCATGTTGAACCCGGTATTTCGACTCCATCTCCGGGCGTCGAGGTCGATCCGGAAGTAGCTGTTGACGACATCGAACACCTCATAGGCCGGAGCGCCGCTGAGGATGTTGCCGAGAGAGGTCCCATCGCTCGAGATCACTCGAGCGTCTACCCCGGCACTGACCTCGCTGTACTGCGCCTCCATGCGATGCGCGGACACGGCGATGAACAGGAGGGCCGCAAAAGCGACTAGTGCTTTACGCATGATCTCTCCCTCCTAGTCCGTTGCGAGAACCGTAATCGTGGGCCGATCATTCGCCGCTGCAATCCCGGCGTACTTGATCGAGTCAATCCGACATCCGCCGAAGGTGAATGCACGCGCGTTCGTATGAGTCCAGAACGTGTCAACGTCGGCCGGGAACTGCGGCGACCAGATGATCCAGGCTGAGGGATTCGAGCCCCCTAGAGTGAGCATCGTGCAATGAACCCACCGAACGGAGCGGACCGAATCGGACGCCGTGGGGATCCCGTCGATGTACTTGGGGAACCGGATCACGACTCCCGGCGTGTCAACGGCCGCCTGGTTGAATAGCCACCGATACCTTGCGCCCTGCGGGATCGTCGAGTTAGGCGTGGAGCCCATGATCGCGAATCCCGCCACGGCGAGCAGCGTCAGAGCGGCAAACGCCGCTAGCGCCTGCCTCATCCTTTGCCTCCCTTCTTCTTCCGGGGAGGCCCCTCCTCCGGCGCCTTCTCCGTCTTCTTCTCGAGGACCGTGAACAGGCCCCCGTGGATCTTCTCGAGCGCCTTCACCATCGGGGCCGAGACCTCGATGGTGTCCCCGGCTGCGACGCGGAGCGGAACAGATGCCCGCTCCGTGTCGCTCTTCAGCCCGAGGGCAAGCGTCGAGATCTTCGCGTTCGTCTTCCACTTGATCCTCGGCATCTCGGCCCCCTCCGTTACTTCGTGTACTGGAGCCACGCAGCCCCGTAAGCGGCGCCGCCGGCGGGGATCATGTCCTGAATGACCCGGACGAACTGACCCTGGTACTGCGTAAATGCCGCCGTCGCCTCGGCCGTTCCTGTCGATACGGTGTCGAGATCGATCGTGTACCAGTACGTCCGATTTTCGGAAACTTGCACCGTGTACGCTGCATTCGAGTCGTTCGCGCAGAAGACCCACCACGAAGTGGCCTCGGCATTGATCGACATCGCCCCCGACGTGTCGGCGGCCGCGGTCACACTGTCGCCCGTCGAGCCGCCGACTTGCTTCGTTGCCTTCTGGCTGTACGTTCGTGCGCTCATCGCCACCGATGCGAACGCGATCACCACCAGCATCGTCAGCGCGAGAACCGCTTTCCTTTTCACTTTCTTCCCTCCTTCTGCGGATTCCGGAGGGGCGGCTCTCGCCCCTCCATTATCCTCGCGTCGCCTAGTAAGGCACGTTGATGAGGTAGTGGGCGCTGTGCTCGTCCTGAACCGCCACGACGAAGTGCGTCCGCTGACGCGCGATGACCCACATCGAATCCATCCCCGGATGCGGCAAGAGCGTCACTTCCACCGCACGCTTGCGAGCGAACAGCCAGCGCCGATGATTCACGAGGATCGCCCCCGTGATGTTCGTCGATCCATCCTCGTCCTGATTGATCCCGGCCGCATCCACCTGAGACGGGAATTCCGACGTGAACAGAACCGGCACACCCGCAACACTTGCGAGCTGACCGCTGACGATGGTTGCCATCGTTCCCATCTTCTCGACCGTGAGGACGTTCGGGTCCTGGAGGAGTCCCAGGTATCCCGCACCCGACGTGATAAGCGCGAGCTCATCCTCCCGTGCCCCGAAGTTGCCCATCGAGGCCCGCGCGATGAGGATCTCCACCGCCGTCAGCGGACCGCCGACCGCATCGGTGAAGGTGTTTGCCACACAGTGAAGCCGGAGCCCATTGTCCCCGCCGGCATTCGAGTAGCCGTGTGACGAGTGGAACCCCGAGGCCGCAGGGAGATCATCGAGGTTCGTATCATTCGCGACCTGCCCGTTGATGATCGCCTGCGTCGCGGCTCGCGGCATCGACCGAGTCGCGTTCAAACGAGACCGACCGACCGCATCGACCACGATGTCCTCAACACCTTCCATCGAGACACCGAGAGCTAGCCCGTGCTTCTTCGGAGACAGCGCAGCAACAGCCGTCAGCGGCTGGAACGCGATGTTCGAGTTCACGAAAGCCCCGGCCACGGTCCCGGCCGTGTCCTGCTGATCCTCAAGACGCGCCATGACCTGCGTCGTCTCAACGGGAACCGAGAAGTCGCCCACACCCTCCGGGATCGTCACTTGCTGGAAGAGATCTGGGATCGGGGCGTCGAGGTAGTAGTAATCCACCGCCTCACGCGCGAATCCCGTAGGGACCCACTCCGCGCCCGACGTGGAGGTCGTGCTGTCCCACCAGGACAGCGCCGCAAGCTGACGCCTCGTCCTGAGCTCGCGCAGATCCTCGTCCTTCTCCGCGAGATGTGCGAGCGCATCGGTCGGAACCTTCGCAAGGTTCACCGGCTGACCCGGAATCGTGAGCCCGGCCCGCGTCGCCTTGACCGCCAGCCGATCCACTACCTTCGTTTGCAGCTCCTGCGCCTCTCGAACCTCCGCATTCTTCGTCCGGAGATTCATCACGTCGTCCCACGTTACCCCGGACTTCCCGAGATTCTCGGTTCCGTCAGGACCGACAGGCACGTTCTTCTTCTGCGCCTCTCGGATCTTCGCGAGCTGACGCTCCATCCGCTTCTCGGCTTCCTCGATCGCCAGCCGTTCCGTTGCCACGGCTTCGGAAATCTTGGAAAGCTCCGCGACTTCCTTCTGGAAGTCCCGATGAACCTGCTCCTTCGCGGCCCCTCCACCTTCGACGGCCTCGGGGATAACCGGAGCGGTTCCCTGTCCTTCGCGTTCCTCGGCCATGCCTCACACCTCCGTGGATTGGCCGCCGGGCAGCCGGAGGAGCTCGTCCATCGTCTCGCGCTGCCGTGCGAGACGGCTCCAAAGAACCCGAGTCGAGCGCGCCACAGCCGACGCTACCTCCTCGACCACGGGCCCCAGATCAGGAGGCTCGATCGCCTCCAGCTTCTTCTCGGGTTCGGGTGCGGCGATAGCCGCTTCCACGAAGGCGTCCGCATTCGCGCCCGCCGGAACGAGGCTCTGCTCCACGAGCCCGAGCCGCGTCACCCGCGGCACCCCGTCGTCTCCCTCGATCTCCTCGAGAACGTCGAACCCGACCGAGACGCCCGAGAGCGTCCCGTCCAGAACGAACGTCTGGATGTCCGGCCGGCCGGCCGAGACAAATCCCTCCGAGATCAGCCCGATCGGCGTCACCTTCGCGGGCGCCTTCCCGATCGGCTGCTTCATGTCGTGGAATGCCAAAAGGATCGGGTTTTCGTTGTACTGCTCGAGAGACGCCTCAAAAGCGCCGTTCTCGACGATGAATCCGTAGTCGTTGACGGACTCCGTGGACGCGAGAAGCCGCACGGGGAGCCGGCCCAAGTTGTCCTGAGCCTGGAGCTTCTGGCCGGCCCCCGTGGTCCTCGGCCGGAGCACGAGAGCCCCCACCGTCTCGAGGCGTACCGCTTTCCCGTTCTCGTCGCGCTGCAGCGTCCACAGCCCTTTTTCGATCATCCCGCCTCCCCCGGCACTGTTGTGCACCGACATCCGATGTTCTCCTCGGCCGAGTCGATCTGGCCGGGGAAGGGACCCCGCGCGCCACTCGGGAAGACGAAGTCCTCGCCTAGCCGAACGTTCGTTCCGTCAATCGAGACATGGGAGGGGCGGACATCCGTATCGCGCGAGGAGAGCCACTCTTTCGTCTCAATCCCCGCGTCCTCCATGCCCGCGAGGGCGCCGCGGTTGTAGAGCCCGGCCGTCTCGGTTCTCGCGATCCGCCGGCTCCAGAACGGAGTGTTGCGGTCGAAGTGCTCGCGGAGCCGCGTCTGGAGCTCCTCGACGCTCACCCCTTCCGTCACCGCCGCCCGGACGAGATCCGTCACCTCCGAGAGCCGGTTGTCCGCAATCGTCCGGATCCGCCGCGCCACTTCCCGCTCGAGATAGTCAACGATCCTGGGGTCGTCGATCGGGAAGGGGATCGTCTCGTCGCCGATCTCCTCGAGGGTATCTTCGGCGCCCCGCTGGAACGTCCGCGCGGCGAGCTCGGCGATCGCCTGCCGCCACGCTTCCGCAATGGCCGCCGGATCGAACAGGTCGCCGAATCCCATGGGGAGCGGCCGGTCGTCCTGGAGTTCCACGTCCCCGCCGTTCTCCAGTTGCAAAGCCGTGTCTCGCGCCGCGAGGGCACTCGAGAGATTCCGATTGAGCTCCTCGAGGACTTCGGCCCGCAGGTCCTTGAACAGCCCGCGCCAGAGCCGCTCCCAGCGCCTCTCGATCGGCTCCGAGCGGAGAGCAAAGGCGCGCCACCGTGCGGATCGCGCGTCTCGGGGTCGTCCCGCCGCCCGGAGCTCCTTCGCCTGCCGGATCAGGATCCACGCCGCGTCTCGCCGTGTGAGCGCATCATCTTCCGCAGCCGCACCGGTGGGAGTCGAAGGCGTGAGCGCCGGGTCCCGCTCGTATTCGAAGGGGTTGACGCCGTAAGCGTATGCCAGCGGGCTCGGGATCGGCTTGTCGCCCCAAGGCACGGGCTCACCGTAGCCACGCGCAGCCCGGATCTCGTTGATGGTCTGGATCCCTTGGGCCACAAGCTGCACATCGGCCGCCGCCTGTTCGGACTTGTTCGGCTGAAGCGCTGCGATCTCCGAGTAGTCGGGATCGAGCCAGAGTTCCTCGCCCCACACCTGCACCAGCGGCGAGCTGTTCCACGAATCGAATAGGAGCTTGTTCTGAGGGATCACGGCGTTCTGGTAGAAGTACTGCTGCTGCTCTACCGAATTCGACCAGTTCGCGTGCTCGAGGAGCCCGATCGCGAACGGAGGGACCTTGAACTCGGCGAGGATCCATTCCCGGACGATCTTCAGCAGCTCGAGGTACTGGGCATCCTCGGCCGAGTCCATGACCCGATCCTTGAGGATCTCGATGTTCTGGCCGTACAGGTAGAGGTTCTTCCCGCGATTGGCGGAGCCGGCGTGGCTCGCGTCCATCTTCTTCTCGAACCGCTGCGCCAGCGGTGAGTCGGGAGGGACTCCCATGCGGATC